AATCAAAGATACGGAAGTCTATGCTCCAAATTACAAGAATGGGGAACAGGTTGCTCTGATTCGGTATCCGCATGGGGGAACTTTTGAAATTCCGGTTCTTACCGTGAACAATAAGCAGCCGGAAGGTAAGAAGGTACTTGGCAATACACCCAAAGACGCAATCGGTATTAACAGTAAAGTTGCGGAACGTTTGTCGGGTGCCGATTTCGATGGCGACACGGTTATGGTAATTCCGACAGGCGGAAAAATTAAGATTACGTCTACCCATCCACTAAAAGGATTGGAAGGATTCGATCCTAAAGAGAAGTATGGTCCTGACAGCACCACGCAGTCTTATAGAAGGATGGGAAAAACCCAGACCCAAACGGAGATGGGAAGAATCTCCAATCTGATTACAGACATGACACTGAAAGGGGCTACTGAAGATGAACTGGCGAGAGCTGTAAGGCATAGTATGGTTGTTATTGATGCGGAAAAACACAATCTTGATTATCGAAGAAGCGAAAGCGAAAACGGTATCCCGGCTTTAAGAAAAAAGTATCAGGGGAGAATCAAAGAAGATGGCCGATATACAGAAAGCGCATCAACGCTTATTTCGCGAGCTAAGTCTGAAGTATCGGTACCTAAGCGGAAAGGAAGTCCCATTATTAACGAGGACGGCTCCCTGAGCTACAAGACTGCTGACGATCTTACCTATGTTGACAAGAAAACCGGAAAGACCAAGACCCGTACACAAAAAAGTACACAGATGGCTGAAGCCAAGGACGCCCGTACCCTTTCGTCAGGCACCCCTCAGGAAGAAGCTTATGCCTCCTATGCCAATAAGATGAAGTCCCTGGCTAACCAAGCCCGTAAGGAGATGGTGAGTACTGGTAAGATCCCCTACTCTGCTTCCGCCAAGGCGGCCTACCAGAACGAAGTAGACTCCCTTAATGCTAAGCTCAATGTGGCCCTTAAGAACGCCCCTCGCGAAAGACAGGCTCAGGTAATTGCAAATGCTACAGTAACGGCAAAGAAGCAGGCAAATCCCGACATGACTAATGCTGAGATTAAGAAAGCAAATCAACAGGCTCTCACAGCAGCACGAAAACAGGTGGGCGCAGAGCGCAAGCCAGTTGTCATAACAGATAGAGAATGGGAAGCTATACAAGCCGGAGCTATTAGCGAAAGCAAGCTGACACAGATTCTCAATAATGCCGACATCGACAGCCTTAGACAGCGAGCGACACCCCGTGCTACTACAACATTGAGTACCGCTAAGCAGAACAAGATTGCCTCTATGAGCGCTTCTGGTTACAGCACATCTGAGATTGCCGAAGCACTTGGTATTTCTACATCAACCGTGTCTAAATACTTGTAATGAAAGGAGTGAATTGTTCATGCAACAGCAATGCATGTTGACAACGATTGACAATCCGTTTGATCCATTTGAACAGTTTCATTCCTGGTTTCTGTTCGATGTGGAAAAAGGTTACAATACTTGCGCTTATCTTGGAAGAATTGCGCGAACTTCTGAACAGATGTCGGATGAAGAGAATGACATCGAAGTGGAACGTGCAATCGATGAAATCATTAAATACGATTTCCTGAACATCTATAAAAAGGTGAGGAAACAAGGTAATAGCAGGAAAAGTAATCAGGATTCAAGCAATAAAGCAAGCTAACAACAATTCGTATACTGTCAGAGCCTCCGCTGACAGGGCTGCCATAAGGTATAGGGGGGTGTCGCCAAAATAGCACCCCCTCCCTTATCGCGGCGGTCTTTGAAAATTCTCCGGGGGATATTTTTGTGGAAAGTTTTTATATTTTCATGATACTAAAAAGAGCTCGCAGGGTTCGTATGACGCCACAGGATCGCTTTCCTGTTTTCTCCTTTCAGATTCAGGCGTGAAACAGCTTTGTGAGTTCTTTTTAGTGTCATGAAACTGGTCTATTAGTATATAGATTCCCAACAGGACTATGTTAAAACTAAATGATATTTGAACGAGAGGAGGCGATAACTGTGGGAAAAACCAAAGTCGTTAGTTCATCTGGGGCTACCCGCAGAATGCGTCCTGCGTTGACACCAGAAGCAAGAGAAAACCAGATGATTTCTTTGGCAATGGATGTCGCGGAAGAACGGTTAAGGAATGGAACGGCATCTTCTCAGGAAATAGTTCACTTTTTAAAGCTTGGCTCATCCAGAGAGAAGTATGAGCAGGAAAAGATTGCTTTGGAGAACGAGCTTGTAAAGGCTAAAACGGAAGCGGTCGCTTCGGCAAAGGATATAAAGGAGATGTACGACCAGGCGATGGCCTCTTTCCGTAGATATAGTGGGCAGGAGGATGATGAAGATGAGTATTAGAACATATTCCGAACTTTCCCTGCTGAGAACATTTGAGGAGAGGTTTCGATACCTGCAGCTTAATGGTTCTGTAGGCAAGGAAACATTTGGTTTTGACAGGTTTGTCAATCAGGAGTTTTATAGATCCCAGGAGTGGAAGTCTGTTCGGGATTTTGTGATTCTGCGGGATGGAGGACGCGACTTGGGTGTTGACGGATATGACATCTTTGGAAAGATATTCATCCATCATATGAATCCGATTCTTCCTAAGGATATTGAAACCTGTAGTGATTTCCTGCTTAATCCTGAGTACCTGATTACAACGACGCTTAATACCCATAATGCTATCCATTACGGTGATGAGGAACTACTGGTCAGGCTTCCTCCGGAGCGAACAAGAAATGACACATGTCCCTGGAAACATTAAAGAAAGGAAAGATTTATGGAAAGTATACTTACATCAATCAAGAAAATGCTCGGAATCATCGAAGAGTATGAACAATTCGATGCTGATTTGATTATGCATATAAACTCCGTATTCATGATTCTGAACCAGATTGGTGTAGGACCATCACGGGGTTTTTCAATCAAAGGGGAGGATGAGGTGTGGATCGACTTTATCCCGGATGATTCGCGACTGGAATTGGTAAAATCCTATATGCATCTGAAAGTGAAACTGATTTTCGACCCGCCATTAGGTTCTGCGGTTATTGAAGCTATGAACCGAATGATTAGCGAATTTGAATGGCGGCTCAGCGTTGCGGTTGATCCCGGAGATTCTAAAGGAGAGGAGGAAAATTCAAAATGAACAATTTTTTACAGCATCATGGAGTTTTGGGTCAGCGTTGGGGAGTACGGCGTTATCAGAACAGCGATGGCACTTTGACGTCTGCCGGAAGAAGACGGCTTCAGGGGAGTGGAATATCATCTGATGAGAATGGTCGCGTAAGTGGTGATAATAGCGGCCGCGCAAGAGGAGCCGTCCATCAAACAGTTGCAAATGATTATAAGAATGCCGGTGCTGGACTGCAGTCTGCAAGCAATGCTGCAAAGGCCGCTTCAAGCATAAGCAGCCGTGGAGCTAACCGTAAACAGGCAAAGGCAATGGATGAAATGGATCTGTCGAAAATGACGGATAAAGAGCTTCAGGCCGCAATTAACCGTCTCAATCTGGAACGAAACTATAAGTCTTTATCAACTGAGCATATCAAGTCCGGTAGGGATTATGTGTCTAGTTTTCTGTCCACGACCGGTGATGTTCTCGCAATCGGTGCTTCAGCGGCAAGTATCATGATGATGATTCATCAGCTTAAGAGCTAGATTATGCCGTGGGAAGGAGAAAATCAAAATGGATAGTAAGAGTGACTTACGGCATCACGGTATCCTTGGGCAGAGATGGGGAAAACGGAATGGCCCTCCTTACCCGCTTGGCGGCGGGGATTATTCGCAGGCGGAAAGGAAAGCTATTTATAAGAAAAGAAAGCAGCCAAACAGCATTTACAACAAGAAGCATTTCGACGAGGTTCTGAGAGCAGACAAAACGACGCTTAGCACATTATCGTATGACCGTGACCGGACAAAAAACACTGATATGTTTTACGCTACCCATAATGTACTGGACAAGCATCAGTACAATGCCCTGTTTAACCGAAAGGTGCCACAGACAATATGCGACGAAAACGGAAACAGCCTCGGAACAGGGACATTTCTGAAGTATCGGATAGACAATTCCCTTAAGCAGAACATAAAAGTCGCAAGCGAAGATTCCGGAGCGGAAGTTTTCAGGAG